ATTCCCCAAGACGACCTGCTGCCGTTGCAGCTCCCGCGACCCGTTCGTCGGGAGCCAAGAAAGTCCAACTCACTCAGACCCAGGTCGCACTGGCAAAGAAATTTGGATTAACCCCGCAGCAGTACGCTGCTCAAGTAGCAAAATTGGAGAGTCAAAATGGCTGAAAACCGTACCCCCCGTGACCTTGTGTCACGCGACAAGCAAACCCGTTATGTGTATACGCCTTCCTCGGCACTGCCTGATCCGACCCCGGAGCCAGGGTATGTGTACCGCTGGGTGGCCACCCACGTATTAGGGCAAGCTGAACCCACCAACGTGTCTCGAAAGATGCGCGACGGCTGGGAGCCTGTCAAGGCAGAAGATCATCCAGAATTGATGATTGAAGGTAACGCAAAGACGGGGAACGTCGAGATTGGCGGGCTCATGCTTTGCAAGATGGTGGCGGAACGAGCACGCGCTCGGGACGAGTACTACGACCGACAAGCACAAAACCAGATGGAATCGGTGGACAACCACTTCATGCGAAACAATGATCCTCGTATGCCTTTGTTTGCGGACCGCAAGTCCACAGTCAGCGGCGGCAGAGGGTTTGGTTCAGGTTCTAAGTAAACAAGGAGTCCTTAAATGGCATCAGTAGCATCCCCATACGGGCTAAAACCCGTGAATGAACTGGGCGGCACACCATATGCAGGTGCAACCCGTTCGTATCTCATCGACCCCGCAGGCACTGCCGCGAACATTTACAACGGTTCGCCCGTGTACGTGAATTCGTCTGGCTATCTGGCTGTGGCCACCGCAACTGGCGCTGATGCGACCACCAACGGCTTTCCTGTCGGTACCACTAACACCGGCATCGTGGGCGTGTTTGTTGGCTGTTCTTACGTCAACGCACAAGGCCAAGTGATCTATGCTCAGTACTACCCCACGGGTACGACTGGTGTGGTCAACGCTTACGTTGTGGATGATCCCGGTGTTGTGTTCCAAGTCCAGTCCGCTGGCACTGTGACGCAAGCTGCCGTGGGCGCAAACGTGTTTTTCTCAACTGGCGCTGTGGCAACTGGCAGCACATCCACTGGTAACTCTACGGCTTCTGTCGTGGCAGGTGCCTCGGCTGTGACCACCACCGCAGCATTCCGTGTTGTTGGGTTTGTGAACATGCAAGGTTTCTCGGTTGTGGGCGACGCTTACACCGACATCCTGGTCAAGATCAACCCCGGCTATCACACATTCACCAACGCAGTTGGTCTGTAAGGAGTAACTCAAAATGGCAATTTCACGCGCACAACTACTTAAAGAGTTGCTCCCTGGTCTGAACGCTTTGTTCGGTTTGGAATACGCTCGTTACGGCGAAGAGCACAAAGAAATCTACGAAACTGAGAAATCAGAGCGTAGCTTCGAAGAAGAGACCAAGCTTGCTGGTTTCGGTGCTGCTCCTGTCAAGAACGAGGGCTCCGCCATCGCGTATGACAACGCACAAGAAGCGTTCACCGCCCGTTACAACCACGAAACCATCGCCCTGGGCTTCTCGATCACCGAGGAAGCTGTGGAAGATAACTTGTATGACTCCTTGTCTGCTCGTTACACCAAAGCCCTGGCCCGTGCGATGTCCTACACCAAGCAAGTTAAAGCCGCCTCCGTTATCAACAACGGTTTCAACGGTTCGTACTTGGGTGGTGACGGCGTGACCTTGTTCGGTAACAACAGCTCCAGCACTCGTGTTGGCCACCCCTTGGTTAATGGCGCTGTTAACTTCAACAGCCCCACCACTGGCGTGGACTTGAACGAGACCTCCTTGGAAAATGCCGTGATTCAAATCGCTGCATGGACCGATGAGCGTGGTCTGTTGATCGCTGCCAAGCCCCGCAAGATGGTCATCCCCCCAGCGCTGATGTTCGTTGCCAAGCGTTTGCTTGACACTGAACTGCGCGTCTCTACTGCTGATAACGACATCAACGCTATCAAGCAGATGGGTGCGATTCCTGAAGGCTACTGCGTCAACCACTTCTTGACCGATTCGAATGGCTGGTATTTGATTACCGACGTTCCCAACGGCATGAAGCATTTCGAGCGTATGCCCCTGGCTAACTCGATGGACGGCGACTTTGATACCGGCAACGTCCGTTACAAGGCTCGTGAGCGTTACAGCTTCGGCTGGTCTGATCCCCTCGGCATGTGGGGTTCCGCAGGCGCTTAATGTGTCTATGAAAAAGGGGCCTTGTGCCCCTTTTTCTTTTGGTGTATATTGCAACTATTCCGGGGTTCCCGGTGTATCTGACAGTCCCGGCTGACGACATGCAGACAGATACGCCCCACTTGCATGTAAGGACATATCATGGCAAATACCACGTTCTCCGGCCCAGTCATATCTAACAATGGCTTCATTACCGGAACAGCTTCTTCCCCCATCGTTGAGACTACCGCTACTAATGTATCTGAGTCTTACGTCACCACATCTGCCACTACTGGCGATACACGTCTGTCTTATCAGCGTTTGGCTTTTACATCAACTGGCTCTGGTGAAACTTACCGTGCTTTGACTCAAGTCACAGGCGTTGGCGCAGCTACTGGCGGTACTGTTAACGGTGCTCACATCAGCTTGAGCATCAACGGCTCTGGCACTATCTCCGGTGCAGGTAACGCTCTTCGCGCTACTTTGGGCGGCACATCCACAAACCCCGGCGGTACGATTGCAGCTATTCAAGCTGACTCTAACTTTGCCTCTGGTGGCACTTGGACAAATGCTTCTTTCATCCGCTTCACAAACAGCGGCACTGGCACAGTGGCCAACTTGTTTAACGTTCCATCTGGCATGATTACTGCCAATACACAGGGCGCAGCTACAAACTCATTGAAGATTGTGGACAGCGCTGGTACTGCGTATTACATCATGTTGACTACAACAAACAGCTAATATGCAGATCACCAAGGAATTCTTGGAGATTGAGATTCGTGACCTTGAGACTGAAGCCCAAAAAGCCCAAACCTTTTTGATTCAATCTCAAGCCACAATCCAAGCGTACAAGATGCTTATAAACAGGTTAGACGCACCAGAACCGGAGCAATAACATGACGATGCAAACAGACGTAAAAGCAGCGCACACGGAAGCAACAGGCACGCTGGTGTCGCAGCGCACCCGTCTTAAAGGCTACCAGTGTCTTTCTGGCGGCACGGCAGGCGATGTAATCATCAGGGATGGTGGCGCATCGGGAACTATTCGGTTGCAGTTCAATATTTCTACCAATTTGGTAGCGTTTGGTTTGCCAATCCCCGGAGAAGGCATTTTGTTCTACTCCGACATACACGTAACCCTGCCTGCAACGGCAAAAATTACAATTTTCTATGGCTAAATCTCCAGCATGGCAACGCAAGGAAGGCAAATCCGAGAAGGGCGGCTTGAACGCCAAGGGTCGGGCTTCCTACAACAAGGCCAATCCCGGCAAGCCGGGGTTGAAAGCACCGCAGCCAGAGGGCGGCAGCAGGCGCGACTCTTTCTGTGCAAGGATGACTGGGATGAAGAAAAAACTCACATCCGAAAAAACAGCCAAAGACCCAAACAGTCGGATTAACAAGAGCCTGCGGGCTTGGAAGTGTTGACATGAACCATGACGTAAAAACAATGGCTGACGGCGCTGCCGTAGTAATGGGCCTTGGGGGTTTCTTAGGGTGGATGACGCCCGTGGTAACGCTTATTGGCGGCGTGTTGACCATCGTATGGATGGTTATCCGCATCTGGGAAACGGATACCGTACAACGGTGGGCGTATAAAGATGCCGTCAACAAGTAAGAAACAGCACAATTTCATGGCTGCGGTGGCCAACAACCCATCGTTTGCCAAGAAGGTAGGAGTCCCGCAGTCTGTGGGCAAAGATTTCAGCAACGCCGACAAAGGCAAGTCTTTTAAAAGAGGTGGTGATATGGCTAAAGCGAACCCTTTCATGGAAATGATTGCTAAGAAAAAAGCAATGAGCACGAAGAAAATGGCGTCTGGTGGCATCACCACCGCCAAAATGGGCAGCGTCAAGACTGGCGCACCCAGCCGTGACGGCATTGCCACCAAAGGCAAGACCAAGGGCACCATGGTCAAGATGGCTGGCTCCAAGCCCCTGGGCATGAAGTCTGGCGGCAAGTGCTGAGATGATGGCCTCACGCGGGATGGGCGACATCAGCCCATCCAAAATGCCCAAGGGCGTTCGAAAAGAACGCCGTGACGACACCGACTTCAAGCAGTACAAAGAAGGCGGGAAAGTCAATGCCGCTGGCAATTACACCAAGCCCAGTTTGCGCAAGCGAATTGTGTCTCAGGTAAAAGCCGCAGCAACTCATGGCACGGGCGCGGGGCAATGGTCAGCCCGTAAAGCACAACTTGTCGCCAAGAAATACAAGGCGGCTGGAGGAGGTTATCGTGATTAAAAGACATATGGACGATTGCGCCGTGATGGAAGATGGCCCTTGCACTTGTGGCACGGACGAAATTTTAGAAGAGTTGGCACTTGAAGATGCTGGTTTGACCGCTGAAGACTTTGAATGAAAGCACCGCAGACTTCCCTTAAAAACTGGGGCGATCAGAAGTGGCGCACCAAGTCGGGGAAGCCTTCGTCAAAGACGGGGGAGCGGTATTTGCCAGAAGCGGCAATCAAGGCGCTCAGTCCTTCTGAGTACGCTGCCACTACCAAGGCCAAGCGGGCGGGTAAAGCGGCAGGTAAACAGTTTGTGGCGCAACCCAAAAGCATTGCGAAGAAAACAGCGGGGTACCGATAATGGCAGGCGGAGCAGGAAGTGTAGGCGGTTCAGGCGGCATGGGGCAACAACCCATGGGCAACGCATCGGCGCAGCCGGGCGGGGGTGTCCCCTCCTACGCGCAACCGTACATGTCCAACTTTGGTTCTCAGAACCAAGGCGGGGGTATGGGCAACGCGTCTGCGCAGCCCCAGCCGTTTGGCATGCAGCAACAACAGCCGTATGGCATGCAACAGATGCAAAACCCGTTTGGTGGGATGGGGGCCCTGTCCAGTCCCGGCTATGGGATGAATCAGTTTCAGCAGCAGCAACAAATGGGGCAACAGCAAGACTATCGCTCAATGGGGCGCGAGGTCGGGGAGCAAATGGGACAACTTGGCGCTCCCAACCAGATGCCGCAACCAATGGGCCAGCAGCCCTCGTACATGAACAACCCGGACTTCCAGGCGTACCAGAAGCAGGAGCAAGACCTTGGTCGTCAGATGAACGAGTACATGCAGAAAGCGCCCATGTACCAGCAGTTGCAAGACTTGCAGGGCAAGCTGCGCGGGTTCCAACAGCCGCAAGGACAACAAGGACAGATGGGGCAAAACCCATACGGCAACATTGACCAGATGCAGCAACAGCGGAACATGCAAGACCAAGCTCGGCAACAGCGGATGTACGAGCAGGCTACCCAACAGGACATGTACCAGATGCAGCGAGACCAAGCTACCCAAGGTGACATGCGGGCTGCGGTAATGCCACAGCAACCCGGCTCAGAGCAGGTGGCTTCAGAAATCGGTATTGGTGACTTTATGCAACGGCAGCTTCCCGGCCCCCGCATAGACAACAGGATGGGCATGCCTGATTTTGGCGGTCGTGGCGGATACGGCGGCGGTCGTGGCGGATACGGTGGTGGCGGTGGCTACGGCGGCGGTCGTGGTGGCTACGGCGGCGGTTATGGTGGCCGCATGGGCGGTGGCTACGGTGGGCAAATGGGGCTGCAAGGCTTGGCGTCGATGTTGCAAGGGCGGCGTGGAGGGTTTGGTGGGCAGCAAGCTGTTCCCCAAATGATGGACGAGTTCTACTGATATGGCAGTCACCTCTGGACAATCAGGCTTTAACCTCGACCTCACCGAGTTGGTCGAGGAGGCATTTGAACGTGCGGGTTCAGAGATGCGCACGGGGTATGACCTGCGAACAGCGCGTCGATCCCTGAACTTACTGTTTGCTGACTGGGCCAACCGCGGCGTCAACATGTGGACGTTTGAGCAGGGGACGATCACCCTGACACAAGGGCTGAACACCTACGCCGTACCAAACGACACCGTGGATTTGCTCGACCATGTAATCCGCACCAATGCCAACATCCTGTCCAACCAAGCGGACTTGACCATCACACGCATCAGC